TTGCGGAGGGGTGGACGGGACGACTCGTACATCCCGTAGAACACCCGCCAAGCGTCGACGTACCAGATGGAGGAGCCGATCGTGAGTGGGGCGGCAACCTTGAGGCGGTAGGCGGCTTGGCCGGTGGCGACAGGGACAGGCTCGGAGGTCGTGAGGAGGACGGGGTTGGGGCGACCGGCGGTGAGGTCGGCGACGGCCCAGGAATTCATCAGCTTGAACCCCAGCCCGTCGGCCTCGTCAACGTAGACTTCGAGGTCGGTCGAGGCGAGGGCGTCCGGGGTGACGCAGGCGGAGGAGGAGAGGTAGTGGCCACCGCCCGCACGGGTGAGGGTGCCGGTGGTGACCACGGCCTCGTCGGTGATGGGGGCGCCGATGTCGATGACGAGGTCATCGAGGAGCCAGCGGTAGGTGCCGGGGGCTGCGGGGATGCCGATAGTGAAGAGGAGGCCAATGTGGTCGGCGGTCGGGACCAGGGCGTAGGTCTTCTCCTCGAAGCCAGTCGTGGCGGTGAGGATGTCAACGGGGGTCTCGAAGGTCCCATCGCCGTCGAGGTCAGCGTAGATGTTCAAGTTGTAGGGGGAAGTGTAGGAGTCGACCCAGAAGGAGATGTCGTGGGTGACCCCCCGAAGGGAGGGGAGTTCGGTGGTAAGGGACGAGCCATAGTTACCGCCGAGGCCCGAGCGGAACTGCTGGAGGTATCCGGCCCACGTGCCCGAGTGCGTGCCGTCGGTCGAACTCACCCCCGCGTTCGTGCCGAGGTTGTCCCAGCCCGTCAGGTCACCCGACTCGAACCCACCGTTGACGGCGATGTCGCCGCCGGGAGAGTAGCGAGAGACGAGGGCGAGGCGGTTGGCGCCGTCGACGACGCCTGTGCCGGGGCCGACCGACGCCCCCGTGCCCGAGAGGGTGAGGAGGGAGAGGGTGTCGTCGAAGGAGCCCTCCCCGTTGAGCATGTCGGCCGAGGAGTAGGGGATGATGGTGTGGGCGTCCTCGGGGAGCATGCCGTATTCGGCGGGCATGGGGCGCCCATGGACGGGGGTGTGGCCACCGAACTGGCGCGTCTCGTTGTCGACGGTGTGGGTGGAGCCGACGAGGGCGCCGCTCGCGTAGTAGGGGTCCCGGATGGGGTTGCCGCCGAAGTCGAACGTGCAGGAGTGGTAGGCGGAGGTGATGTAGTTAGACTGGACGCGGAGGGCGTAGAGGTCGTTGGCGTAGGCGGCAGGGACTTCCCACTTGAAGTGGCAGTCCCAGAGATGCCAGTCGCCCGAGTTGCGGACGTTGATGAGGGAGCGGTTGGGGTCGGCACCCGGAGAGCCGCCGGGGGGTTGGAGGACCCCACCACGGATGATCCCCTCGAAGTAGCAGCCCTCCACGTCCCAGCGGGGGCGCGGAGAGGTGGGGTAGTTGGGGATGGCGGCGTGGCCATAGAGGGGCCACATGATCCCGCCGCCGCCCGCGTTGCCGTTCAGGTGACCGGCGGCCCACTCCACCGTCATCGAGCAGTCGCGGAGGAGGACGTAGGAGGAGGAGCCGTGGGGGCCGACGAGCTGGACCGCGTGGCCGTCGTGGTTGAGGGAGCCCATGAGGGTGTTGTGCCAGCGAAGGCGGTGGATCTCGACGGTCGAGTCACCGGCGAAGCGGGGGTTCATGGTGATGGCGGCGCCCCCCTCGGAGTGGGACGAGTTGACCCACGGAGTGCCGTGGACGGTGGAGTCGGGCCCGCTGATGGCGTAGCCGGAGATGTCCTCGAAGCGGGCGTGAGCGTAGCAGCCGGTGTCGAGGGGCTGGGTCCAGCCGCCGATGTCACCATTGAGGAGGAGAGCGCCGTTCTGGGCGTTCGCTCTGATGTAGATGTTGTCGAAGATCGCCTCGGTGTAGACGGTAGGGTCGGCCGAACAGTTGGCCCAGAGGACGGTGCGGCCCGTGATGTCCATGTCGGAGAAGTGGATGCGCGTGGGGGCGATGGCGTGTTCGGTGGGGAAGTTGCCGACCGAGTCCCGGTAGCCGTTCCCGGCGATGATGGTGAAGCGGCGGAAGGACTGGGTCTCGCCGACGGCCCAGTTGATCGGCGTCTCCTCCCCTTCGATCGTGAAGCCGTGGACGTAGATGTCGGAGCCGACGATGTTGAAAGTGCGGAGGAGGAAGGCCGAGACGCCGTCGTAGGTGGCGGAGGCGTCGGGCGGGGCGATCCGCACGTCCCCCCTCGCCCGCATGACGATCTTGCCGGTGGGGTGGACGAAGTTGAGGGGGGTGGTGACGCCCTGCTGGCGGAGGAGAGTGGCCCAGTCGTAGCGGCCACTCTCCCACACGATCTCCCAGTCGTTGCCGTCCTGGGGGATGGCGGCCAGGCGGGACACGAAGTTACGAGGGCCGACCATCTCCCGCTTGAGCATTAGATCCCCCGGTGGACAACTCCAGCGCCGTCCGACCACAGGAGCTGGCCGTTGGTCTTGAGGAGGTTGGCGAGGCCGTTGAGGACGGAGGGGTCGGAGAGGCCGAGGTCGACGATGATAGTGTCGAACTTCTGGCCGAACGACAGCCAGGGGTCAATCTTGAAGATGTCGGCGATGACGACCTCGCATCCGCAGTCGTCGGGGTGGTTGTAGAAGTCGAGAACCGGGGGGAACTTCTCGACGAGGACGTGGCGGCGGGCGTGACCACGGGAGCGGATGAGGCGGTGGGTGTGGCCGAAGCCATAGCCGACCTCCAGGACGTCGCCGTAGGCGAGGACGCCGAGGAGCTTGGCGGTGTCGTCGTGGTCGGGGACACGATGGTGGACGCCGTCAACGACGAGGTGGGAGGGGTCCATCTCTAGGATGTGCCCCTCCCACTCGACGCGGGTATAACCCGGGTACGACATGTTAGTCGTACCGGGGGTGGGTGTTGACGTGGTCGAGCGGCACCACGTACATCGCCGTTATCAATCGGCCGTAGGCACCGGTGACGCCAGTCGCGCCGGAGGTGACATTGACCTGGAGGACGTCACCCTTCCTGACCATCACGTGGGCAGGGTCGGTGTTCGGGTCGGTTCCAGCCCCGACCACCTCCTTACCGATGAGGACGGAGCCAACCGCAGCTATGTGAGGGATGATCGTATTGCCGGTGGTCGTGTTGACGACGGCGGCGGTGGTGCCGTCACCGATCCCGGCTGACCCGCCGTGGACCGACCGGACCTTCAGGAGGAACCCATCACACGGCATGATGAAGCGGCCCGAGTTGTAGTTGGTCTGGCCAGCGGGGACGCTGACGGCGGGGCCAGTGAGGCCGATAATCCCACCCGTCATGGGGCCACTGAAGTGTGTCCGCGCTCCGCCCCTTCGCCAGGCGGTCTCGCCGCCGAGGAAGGCCGGACCGGCGACGGGGTTTAGGTCCCCGTCGAGGTTGTCGTAGCGGGGGTCATCGTAGAGCCACGACGTGGTGTGGCAGATGACGTTGCAGGCGAGGAAGGTGAAGCCAGCCGTCCCGCCCGTGGTGACCTGGAGTTCGAGCTGATCCCCCCGGGTGAAGTTGCGGTTGGTGAGGGAGGAGGCGGGGGCCTCGTAGATGGCGGGGAGCGTGGAGGTCAGTCCGGCCGACGCGATCACCTGGCCCGTCGTCGCGTTGACGAGGCGGGCCGAGTTGCCCGCTGCCGACGCCGCGAAGGTGAACTGGACGGCGTGGGCCCGGCCACTGAAGGGGGCCGGGAAGCGGCGGATGGCGAGGTTGGTCTGGCCCGTGCCCGCGCTGGCGGGCGGGATGGGGATGCCAGTGTAGGTACCGATGACGGGGCCAGGGTTGGCGGTCACCAGGGGGAAGGACTCGAAGAATCTGAAGGTGGAGAGCAGGTCCGTGAGGGTGTAGACACCCGTCGCGAAGCCGCGCTCAACTACGCACAGGGGGACGGCGGCGACGTTGAGGACGGCCAACTCTGCCGAAGCTCGGTCGGTCAGAGACGGGGTGGTGATGGGAGTGATGAGGCCCGACACCGGCGTCGTCGTGATATTCTGGGTGAAGGTGGTCGGGTAGTGGGCAGACTGACCAGACATAGGCGTGTGGAGGACCGAGAGGGTGGCGTTGGCGCCGCTCACGGACTGGACGCCCCAAACCAGGCCATGCAAGTTACCGGCCAGCGATTGGTTGTGGTGGGCGTTGCTGCCGGTCGAGAAGCCCGGGACGGACGCGACCGTCGTCACTCCGGGGCCACCCCTCCACACACCGGAGTAGTAATTATTGGGGCCGGGGATGTTCGTCGACGTGTAGAGGGCGTTCCGAGTGGAGGCAACGACCACGTGGGAAGCGCCCGAGTACGTCTTTGCGACCCCCGCCCCCGCGTCATCGTCCACCTGGGCCATCGAGACGCCGACGTAGGGGGCGCCGAGCTGAAGGGCCTTGGTCTTTCCTCTTGCCATCGAATCCTCCGAACGCCCGAGCCCATGGCCTAACGGGCGAGAGGTGGGGGCCCCGGCGGGGGCCCCCTGGTGAGCGAGAGGGGAGGGACGAAACGGCCGCCGCCGTCGGAGGGGCTTTACACCCCGGGGCTACCCCAGACACCGCGCCAGTCGCCCCAGCCGGTGCCCATCCGCATGTAGCCCTTCATCTTGCCGTCGCCGGTGTCGAAGTCCACATCGGAGTCGACGGAGAACTTGTTCCTCCAGAAGTACTGGAGGTCGTGGTCCGACTTGTCCGCGAGGATGAACCAGGCACCGTTGCCGACGGTCATGTAGTGGCTGACGAAGAGACCCAGCCCGTACTGCTGGATGATGTTGATCTCGTTGTCGGCCGTGTAGGGCTTGAACTGGGAGCCGAGGATCTCGCGAGCCATCGGCGCCAGCTCCGGGGGAACGACGAGCCACTTGGGCCGGATCATGACCGGCACACCCGACTCGTCGACGATGCGCTCGAAGTCGACCAGCGCATCCTGGAGGGCGGTGACGGAGAGGTCCGTCGCCGCCGTGGGCTCGTTGCGGGCCGTCCCACCCCGCAGGAGTGGGTGGTTGGTCGCGCAGAGCGGGAGGGTGTCGAACCCACCGTTGACGGTGAAGGCGTTGTCGAGGAGCTTGATCCCCTCCAACTCCGTCTGGTTGCGGAAGGCCTTGCCGAGGGACGCGGCCATCTTCTTCATGGGCCCGTACTTGTCGTCTTCCTGCGCTTCGTAGGTCACGCGGAAGCCCTTGCCGTACGGGGTCCAGTCGAAGCGGACACGCGACCCGGGCACCGGGTCGTCGTAGACGATCGGCGTGCCTTCGGCCTTGGTGGGGACGTTGCCGAACCCACCCATCTTGTAGTCCTCGATGTAGGGGACGTCGACGGACTGGACGTTGAGGATCTTGTCGTACTCCGTCGGGTAGTAGGCGTAGGACTCGAAGATGATCTTTCGGAGGTTGGGTTCGTAGAGGTCGCTGAAGAGGGCCTTGTTGGTAGCCATAGTTCAGACCCCCTTAGACCGCGATTCCACCGGGTCCACCAGCGTAGGCGGCGGCCCGAATGGAGAAGAGGACACGGTCGCCAGCGGTGGCGTCCGAGTCGGTGGCGTCCAGACCATGGACGATGGCGATGCCCGTGGCATCCGAGAGGTCGACTCCGGCGGTGTCGCAGGAGAACTGCGAGCCGATGTCGGTCGCATCGACCGGCGCACCGGTCGCCACGAAACCGCTGAAGATCACGTCGGGGTGCGCGTGGACGACGACGACGGGCAGCCCGGTCGTCACCGACGCGGTGGCGAGGCCGAGGACGGCAGCGGGATCGTTCCCGGCCGCCGTCACCGTCCCGCCAGCGCCGAGGACCACGAACTCACCGGCACTGATCGTCCCGGCCGACGTGTACTCCTTGGCGTGCGGCGCGTTGCCAGAAACGGTACCGGCCACGCGGTAGATAGGAAGGGCCATTGGCTCCTCCTCCTATCGAGGACGTCTGTCCTCGAAGGTTTCCATCCCAGTGCGGGCGCCCTCGTTGTCGAGTTGACGCATGGGGGCGGACCGCATGAGACGCCGACGGGCTGCCAGCTCGTTCTTCTTGGCCTTGTCCACATCCTTGGGACGGTGAGCCAAGACGAGGTCGGCACCACGTCGGACGCGGCCCCCGGCCACTCGTTCCCACTTGCCCGTGTGCAGGCGGGTCTCGTGAACGCGGGGGTCAGTGGAAATCCAGCCGTAGGCCTTGTCCGATTCCTGGGGGAGTCCTTCCTTCTCCAGGTACGGGGCCACATCCGAGGGATCGTGGCGGACGAAGTTCCAGTCCGTCCCGACCTCGATACCGCTGGGCTCGTCGGCCTTCGCCTCCTGTTCGGAAGCGACACGTTCGAGCAGTTGCTTCGCCCCATCGGCGAGGGAGACCGATTCGCGGATTTCCTCCACGTCGGGGGTCGGGGCGTCCACGACCTTTACGGTGTTGGGCTTCTTGTCAGCCATTACCGTCCTCCCTTCTTCTTCTTCTCGGCGGCTGCCTTCTCCTGTTCGGCAAGAGCAAGGTAGTCGTCGACGGTCATCCTACCACCCCCCTTGAGGGCTGTAAAGCCAGTAGCTGTCAAGCCTTCCCTTGCCGCCATTCGGGCGGCCCGCTCGTCGAGCTGGGCGGGTTTCGGGGGTACCTCGGTCGCGGGTGCCGATGGCCGCCCAAGGGGCGCCGTCGGCTCGTTCGGTCTGCCCTTCGTGATCGTGGAGCGACCGACGATCCGGAAGAGGGCTTCCTCGACGGCGGCGGGGTTGGCGACGACGTCGGGCGGGTAGGCCTTGAGGTAGTCCTCGACCTCGGACCGGTGGGCGGCCCACTGGTCGGGGTAGAGGCTGGCGATCTCGGCCTTGGCAGAACGGGCGGCAGCATCGAGGAAGCGGCCACGATCCTGGGAGTAGGAGTTGACGAGCGGCCCGAGCTGAGACTTGAGGGTCTCCTCCACGCGCTGCTTGACCATGAACTCCATCCAGGCTTGGCGGCGGCCTGGGGGGCGGGGGTCGGCTTGCGGGCTTCGATCATCCCGAACGCCAACCGCTCGGCGACCTGCCGTTGACGCTCAAGCTCCTGCTTGAACGCCTCGTTCTGACGCTTCAGCTCCTCGACCTGGGGGTCGGGCTTCGGGGTGGGGTCATCCCCCCCATCGTTCTCGACTCCCTTGGGGTCAAGATCCAGCTCGTCGGCCATGGGTCTCTCCTTTCCTACATCCCGTCATCGTAGTAGACGGGGGGTTGTGTGGCGTCGACACCGACATCCTCGTTCAGCAGCCTAGGCAAGTCCAGGAGGTGGCGGGCCAGCCGGACCCGGCCCCGGACCTCCAGGGCTTCCGGGTGGGGGACCGCCTCCTCCAGGTCCGCCAACCCCTGGCGGTAGACCTCCTGGAGGTACTCCTCCAGGGCCGCCCATTCCGGCGACTTGACCAGCGGCTTCAGCTTGAGCACGTTCATAGGTCTTCTCCAGTTGCGGCATCATGGTCGCAACGTCGGACAGGTCGAACCCTTCGAGGATGCGGTTGAGGAGGCGCTCGCCGACCTCGCCCACTTCCAGGAGCAACTGCTTGACGGACTCGGGCGCTTGGGGATTGGTGATGATCCCCCCGATCTCGACGACCTTCTCCAGGTACTGCTGGACGATGGAGAAGCCCGTGAGGGCGTTCTGGCGGCTGATCTCCTTGTTGGAGGAGGCGGCCGAGGAGGTGGTCACCACGCGAAGGTGCATCCTCAAGTCGACGTCGGTCGGCACCAGGACGGTCTTCTCGATCAGCACCCCGTTCGGGCCACTGATGTTGTAGATCGCCTCCCTCGGCTTCTTCTGCTGGATCAGCTCGATGATCTGCATGCCAAGCTCGCCGAGGGCCCGGCGGAGATCCTTGGCGTAGAGGTCGAAGCGGCGAGTGGCCTCCTGGATGAAGGCCATCGTCGAGGTGGCGGGCGTGCGGGAGGCGGGGTCACGGCCGAGTTGGGGGTCACTGATCCCCGACCGCCGCTCCCCGAACCCCTCCAGCCCCCTCGCCAACTCGAAGATCGACGGGTAGATCTCGCCCATCTGCTCGGGGGTGATGTCGTCGGGCTGGTCCACGTAGACCCGCCCGTTCGGCACGATCCCCTTGAAGGTCTGGGCCGTCCACGATCCCCGGCGCACCTTCCAGAACCGTGTGTTGGCGAGGGTCCCGTTGTCGATCGCCTGGTTGTAGACGGTGTTGATCCCGGCTTGGAGGTATTCGAGGATCTCGGGGACGCCGATCCCGTAGAAGCGGCCCTCGCGGGTGATGAACCTCCCCGCCACGTAGGGGCGGCTCTTGTAGGGGTAGGGGATGACCTGGCAGACGGTCGAGGTGGCGCGGTCGTAGACCACGTACACCCTCTCTTCCAGCCCGTCCCCATTGATGTCGTACTCCAGCCAGAGGTGGGCGAGGCGGGTCTCCAACCCCCTCACGTCCTCCGGCAGCACCACATCACCCTCATTCCTCGCCTGGTCGTTCTTGACCTCGTCCGACATCCGGCCCCACGACGGACCGCCGTCCTGGAGGACAGCCTCAAGGGCGTCCTTCCGCCAGTCCTTCGACATCAGTCGAAGGTGGGACGGGCGATAGTAGGAGTAGTGGCCGACGATCGGCGACGCGAAGGGGCCGTGGATGTCGGCATACCCCGGCATGATGATGAAGTCTTCGAGGGGGATGACGTAGGGGTGGGGGGCATCGTAGATGGTGGTGTCCACGCGCCTCGATATCTGGCCGGTCTCCCGGTCCATCGTCACGTCCCCCGACCGCTGTAGGGTCAGCCACGGGTTGTAGATCACCGACGTGCCCAGCTTGAGGGTTTCGAGGGTGAAGGCGTTGACCTGGGGGTAGACATCAACCGGGCCGTTCAACCCGGTGTAGTGGGCAAGGAACTTCTGCAACTCGTTCGCCGTGTCGTACCAGGTGATGGGCTGGTTGGTCGTGGGGTCCTGCCCAAGAACCTCGGCGGGCCGCGCCGCGATCACGTCATTCAACCTGTCATACCCATAAATCCGGTTCATCATGTTGGCGTGGATGGAGTCGACCGTCCACCCGACCATGGGCACGAAGACATTGGAAGCCCCAGGCCAAGGGAACTCCTTGGGCTGAGGCTTCCCTTCGTAGAGTCGGCGATAGTGAATCCACCGAGTCGCCCGCCCGTCCACCCGTTCCTGGATCTGTTCGAGCCAGTAGTCGAGGTAGCCGGTCAGCTCGCCGAGTTGCTCTTCCGTCAACGGCAGATTCTTCATCGCCACGGCACACCCCCTAGTTCTGCTTGGTCCCCTTGAGGATGGCCGCCGCGTCGGTCGCGGACTGGCCAAGGACGTAGACGATCACGACCATCGCGATCTGCTCGACCAGACCCTGCGCGGCTTCGAGGGGGAGGTTGAGCTTCTCGTGGAGGATGGTGACGAGGGCACCAGCCGCCGCCGCCACGACCACCGACAGGAGGCGCTTCCGAATCAAGTCCTTGAACATCTGTCGCTCCTTCCGTTAGCGGGTCGCTAACTTACTTCTTCCCGCGCTTCGCGCCCGGGAAACCCTTGGTGAACACCTGGGAGGGGCTGTTCATGATCTTCTTCCCCTTCCCTCCGCTCGACTTGCTGTACTTGGCCATGGCGTCGTCTCCTTCCGAAGAGGCGCCCACCCATCCGGGGGCGCGGTTTGGACATCTTGTACTGGAACCGGAACTCTCTCACTTCTTGGCTCTGGTGGGGCGGGGGTCGAAATCGACCTCACCCGGGTCGAAAGGTCTACTTCCCTTCCCGTATCGGTCGGCATTCCCACCAGCCAGACCGGCCGGGGCTTCCCGGCGGCCCTTCTCGGTCCACCGGCCCTCCTTTGCTCTCAGGCTGTTCGTCTTGATCTTTGGTCCTCGGGGCATAAGTCCTCCTAGTACCCAGTGATAGGATCCCTCTTTTTGTCCATCTCGTCAAGGAGCCGCAAGTTCGTGGTCTCGTCGTCCTCTGTAATCCCCCTTTCCCACAGCATGGCGGTGTAGGCGAGGGCGTCGAGGATGTCGTCGGTCTTCCCGACGGGGAATGTGGTGTATTCGCTGATCAGGTCGATCTGCGAGGCGTGCATGTAGACGAGGCCGTCCCGGAAAGGTCCCGAGAGGAGGTGCCTGATCCGCCCCTCCTTGTCCTTCCCCTTGAGGGGCCTCAACTCCTCGAACACCCCGGTCGACAAGAAATTCGCCCGGGCCTTCTTGTCCCCCTTCATCTCGGCCTCCAGCCGCTCGTTCTTGAGCTTGAGGTCGACCGTCCGGAAGATCAGCCGTTGAAAGGCGACGGACTCGATCCCGACCCGCCTGACCTTCCACTCGATGAGCGTGTCGAAGATGGCGTCGAGGAAGTCGGCCGGGTCCATGCGGACGGCGAGGACGTCGAGGACGAACACCCGACTCTTGGGGTCGACCCCGGTCACCACAAAAGCCGACCGGTCGCTGTCCGTCTTCCTTCCCATCGCCGGGTCCCACGCCGCCACGATCTGGAGATCCCTCAGCTCGACCAGTTCGAGGGGCTGGCCGGGGGGCTGGATCTTGAGGACCTTCTCCCCATCCGGCCGCCGCCCCCACTCGTAGTACCTCAGCCACTCCTGCTTGAAGTCCACCACGTCCGGGTCGAACGGCTTGTTCTTGTACTGGGCGTTGTAGATGCGGGGGCCGACCTTCTGCCGGATCTTCGCCAGCTCCTCGATGGGGAACCGCTCCAGCCACAGCCCCCTCCCGTCCTTCCACTCCTCGCAAAGGCGGGCGATGTCGTCGGGGATGTGCCTCGACCGATCCCAGTTGATCCCGTCCTCCGCGTCAACCGAGAACACGATGGTGTCGGGCTCCGTCCGGATGATGTGCTCGTTGAGATCCGCCCCCGACCACGAGTTCCCCGTCACGATCCTCACGTCGTTATTCGACTCAAGCAGATTCTCGTAGAGCTGATGCAGCTCGATCGCCTTCCCCACGGCCGTCGGGCTGTCGTAGTTCTCCTCGTTGATCATGTCGTCCTCCATGATCAGCGAGTAGTGGCGCGACGTGGTCTTCGTCCCCGCCCCAATCGTGTCGATCGACGGCTCGGGGAACACCCGCTGCCGCGCGAACAAGATCTCGTCCTGGTTCCACACCTGCTCATCCCCGAAGTCGGGGACGATCTCGGGGAAGAAGGACCTCAAGACGGGGTTGGTCTCGACGATCATCTTGACCAACCTCAAGAACCTCATCGCGTTGGTCTTGGTCGACGACGCCAGCGCCGCCCGAGTCGTGAGGTCCTCCCCGAGGGCGGCGTGCAGACAGAACATCCACAACGTCGCCCCCTCCGTCACCACGGTCGTCTTCATGTGCTTACGAGGGTACTCCACAAGGAGAGACCGCTGAGGCAGCTCCTTCCTCAGCAACCTCTCCACGAGCATCGTCAGGGGGAGGTGCGTCCGTTCGGAGAGGTCAGGGAATCCGCACAAGACCTTGTTGAAGAAGTACAGCCCACCGGGCTCGGTGATCCGCCTCCTCACTTGCCGATAGACGTCGTCACTCACCGTCCACCTCGAACTCCACATCCACCACCGTCTTCGCCTTGTCCGCCTCCCGCATGGCGGCGGCGAACATCTGCGCCATCACCGGATCCAGCTCGATCCGCTGCTTGATGGCCTTCCGCTGGACGGGGCCGAACCCGGCCCGGTCGAGGATGGCGGTCGCCGTCAACCTCACGTCCGTCGCGTTCAACCCTTCCTGCTTGATCTCCCCGTCCTCCCCCACCTTCGGCCTGCGCTGCTGGAGGAGTTCGACGAGGGCGAAGGCGGCCTCCTTCGAGGCGTCATCGAGGATCTGCGACGCCTTCCGCGTCTTGATGGTCTCGTCGACGAGGGAGAAGGCCTGGGGGACGAGGCGGTCCCTGATCTCTCTGTACTTGGGATGCCGGATCATCTCCTGAACGGAGTCCTCCGAACACCCGAGGTTGGCGGCAATCTGGGCGGTGGACTGGTCGAGCAGCTGCCACCGGACGATCTTCTCCAGCTTCAGCTCTGTGAGGGCGGTGACTTCGCGGCGAGGTCGGCCCATAGTCTCTCCTCTCTCTTCACCCGTTCCTCGATCTCTCTCCATCGGTGGTGGAATCTCAACTCACCCAACACCCCGCCCGCCAGCATGCTCAACGCGACGGCGACCCAAGCCCCGTGGAGGATGGCCTCCGTCGCGACCCAGCCGAACGTGAAGCCCAACACTCCCCACGTCGCTCCCCGCAACCAACTCGCCCACCGCACCGCGCGTCTCGCCGTCTCTCTTGTCATTCGTCCCTCCTCAGGGGCCAGATACACCGGACAACCCCAGCCGGGTAGCAGCACCACCCGGACTGCGATTGTAGATCATCCTTCGTCGTCGTGGTAACGGCCATCCTCACGTCCTTCCCATCCTCCCCCTTGATCGTCCTCCACCCGACCCAATACCCGATCGTCACGCGGTGGGCCGGACGGGCATCGCGGGGATCCCCGACGGGATCCTCCACAATGTCCAGCCACTCCAGCTCCACCCGATCGCCCTTCTTCGGACGCCACTTAGGCTTCCGCTTGGGCGTCGCACTCGGGGCGGTGTCCGCACGTGGGGCACCTCCCACACCGGGGGCACTGTCGGGCGGACACGCCGTGGCATCGGCCACAGATTCCGCTCGCGATACAGACTCGGCTGCTTGGCTCATCGGGCACCTTGATCCTCACACCGTCACCTCAACTTGTCTCGTGTCGGGCTTGATATGGAGAGTGGGGGCGCCGATCGCGGTCGGCGCGTAGAGGGCTCTCGCTCCGTATGAGTTGCTCCCCTCCTGGTAGGTCTTGAGGTATGTCCCGGTCAGCACGTACACCCGCTCCTTCTTGGCCAGGTTCCCGCCGTGGTCCATCGACAACACCACGTTCTTGAGGGCCGTCTTCTCGTGGACGTGGCCCATCATGAAGATGTCGGCGTCGATGAAGTTGGAGAGGTCGGTCACCCGGTTGATCTTCGCGCCGGGCTTCCTCCCGCCACCCGACCCGTGGGTGACGAAGAGGTCGAAGGTCTCGACAGAGGTCGACCGCCGAAGCAGCATCCGCACGATCGCCTCTTGGCCTAGGTATGGACACTTGAGTGTCCGCGCCAGGTCGAGGGTGATGTCGAGGTAGTGACGAGTCCTCGTGGTGATCTCGTGGTTGCCTTCGAGGACGCCGAGGATCTGCGTCGGGGGGATGGGCTTGAACAGCTCCACCACTCGCTCGAACTCGTCCTTCGCCGGTGTCCCACGACTCAACCACTTGGGCACGGCCTTCTCGTCCCACCGCTTGTCGTCCGGCAGGACGGCGTCGACCATGTCGCCCATGAGGACGGTGAAGTGGAAGGGGTCGGCGGCGATCTCGGCGATCTTGGCCTTGAGGGCGTCTTCGTCGCAACCGGCGGCGCCGAGGTGAAGGTCACCGAGGGGGGTGAGGTGGATCCACTGGGAACGGGACGGGAGACGGATTGGCTTGGTCAACAGCTCCATTCGCGGTCCCTCCACCGGCCACTCTATCGTTGCGGGCCGTTGGCGTCAAGGCGTCGCTAGACATTGGGGGTGGTGCGGAGGGAAGGGGGACATTTCCCCGCCCGGCGCGACCCCTGGGGGTGCTCGCCTCCCCTCCCCGCCGTCCATCCGTCCGGAGGGTCCCTCCCCGACAGACCCCGGGGGTGACGGCGGCGGGTGAGACCCGCCCCGACGGGGACGGCCGGTCTGGTCCTACGGTCCCCCGCAGACATTCAGGACCACGCGGAGGCTGTATGGCCACCCAGGAGAACGGGGGCCAGACGGCCCCCACGGCGGTGAAGGTGCTCGCTCCCGTCCCTCGTATCACTAGCACGGGGTTCGACCTCGTGACGGCGACGGAGGAGAAGCGGGGAGAGCCGGGAAAGACGGAGACGAAGACCAACTTCGTCCTCCGGGTCACGGATGGCGACGTCAGCTACTGGAGACGTGAGCAGATCCGGGGCATCCACTCCTGGCTCGGAACCCTCGGGGCGGGGCTTCCGGAGACGCACCCCATCAACGTCGCTGCGGCGAAGTTGGGGAGGCAGATCCTGAAGCACGAGCAAATCAGCCCGGGCAAGGGCAGCGGGCGGATCATCTCACAGACCGTGGTGGAAGTCTGAGTCTCCGGGGGCGGGAGGACGAAACCTCCCGCCCCCACCGTGGGCCTTCGCGGATGAGTTGGCTGTTTCGCGGCATGGTGCCGCGTGGGCAGATCGGAGGCGAACGTGGTCAGAGTGACTAAGTGCGCCCCCGGGGATGGACAGAAAGGTCCGGCTGGGCGGACGTGGGTGTTCCGGCGTCAGTTGCAAAACGGCGTCGTGTTCATCCCGGCCGACCAGACCAGACCGGCGAAGGCCAGCCGTACGACGTGGGCTGCGCTCATGCGGGCCGACGACCGGCGACTCCAGCGTCAGTATCATCCCCGGAGGGTTGCGGGAACGGTGATTGAGGTCTGAGGGACGGGGGCCGAAAGGCCCCCGACCCGTGACCTCCCGAAGGTGAGTGTGGAGATGGGTGCTTCGAGCGCCTGCCTCCGCAGCCCGGTCCTCCGCTGGTGGGGTGCTAAGGGTGGGTGCTTTTGGCGCCCCGACTAGCACCGGCCAAGACGCCGGGGTTACGCGCGAAGGGGAGGATAGCGCGTGACGCTATTGGAGAGGCTGGAAGGTAGAGGAGGCGATGGCTGTGAGGGCCATGGTGTTGGCAGTGGAGAAGCCCCGCCTGCCCGAGATCACGGTCGAGGTGACCATGACGTCCGAGGAGTGGGCGTACATCCTCAGGCTGGCGGCCCGGGGATCTGCTGGGCGGAGAGCGGGGAGATGGGCAAGGCTGCGGAGATGTTCCACGGCCACGTCAGCGCCGCGCTCCTGATGGAGCGGATCGGCGTCGCGAAGTGGGACTGGGCCCCGGTGGACACGCGGGCGGACATGCCCAGGTGGCATCGGGTCGAGTAGGAGGACACGACGTGCGGGGACATCACATCGAGGACCGGTGGGTTGAGAGGATCGACCACCGGAGGGAGGTTACCAATCGGCTCGCGCGTCAGTCGAAGGGAGGCGCGGGGTTGACCGCGCCGAGGCTGACGGGGCCGAGGGAAGCGTGGGAGGGGTTGTTCGTCAAGCCCGCGCCCCGCGTGGACGTGGGGATGACCCCGGATGGAAGGGCGTGGAAGACCTGGATTGAGGAGGTGTGAGCTAGAGCGCCGCGAGGCGTTCCGCGAGGGGGAGGTCGACAGCCTCCGGCCTCTCCCTCGTGTTTCTTTTTTGAGGCTTCTCGTGTAGCGAGGGCGGAGGTGGAGATGGGCAACAAGAGGGAGATGGAACGGCTGGGCGAGAGGGCGCACCCGGTGGTCAGGCGGGTGACGCTTGGGGACGTCGGCAAGCTGGCGATCGTCGAGTAGGGCGATGGGGGAGTTCACGAACACCGCCGCCAAGTGTGCGGTGTGTGGGGACGTGGTCGTCAGTCGGCACCGGCATGACTTCGTGACGTGTCGGTGCCGATCGATCGCCGTGGATGGCGGTGGGATGTATCGCCGCTACGTGGGATCGTTCGAGCATTTCGAGGAGACGGGGGCTGCGACCCCGGATGGGAAGGAGGTCCGATGGGACGGCGACGGACGAAGAGAGCGACTGTCCACGTCGTGAAGCGCCCCTTCCCCGGGCCACTGATCGACGCCGACCACGTGAGGGTGGCGGTGGAGTTTGGGGGCGAGATCAAGTTTTTGGATTGGGCAGCCGGGGAGGAGAGCTTGAGGGCGGTGGGGACGTGGACCGAGGGCGAGGCGGAGGAGCTGGCCGACGTGGCGGACGAGATCAGGGAGGCCATTGACGCCTTCTATCTGCACGAGGTGAGGCTGTTCACGGGTGGACCGGAGCCCGACCCGACGGCGAAGGCCGTGGGGAGGGAGGAGGAGGGGTGGGAGGATGAGCCGCCCCTGGAGGAGGAGGAGGAGGGATGATCTACAAGCACTGTGATCGGTGCGGGTGCAAGGGCGGGATGAGCGACCCCGGAAGGTGGGCCACGCCTGCGGTGGTGTCGATGGTCAACTACGTCTGCAAGGCGAAGATCATGGACTTGTGCGTGCGGTGCGCCCTGGAGATCAGGGCGAAGGCGGCGGAGGCGATTCGCTAGAACTGCTAGACGACATTATTATAAGAATCTCTTCGCCTCTCGTTCGCCCTCATTTGTAAAAGGGTGAGCTTCTCGTCGCATATGCAGTAGAATCTTCTACGCATATGGTAGAAAGCTGAAGTCCTTTGGCTGCAACAGTTAGGTCAACTTTCTACGTGTTCTGCATTCTACAGGGCGACACACAAGAAAGGGTGTCTAGCAGTTCTAGCGAACGATCTGGGGAAGGAAGATATAAGTATTATATATATACAATATATATATGCATATATTATGCCAATTCCATATCGCACGCTATGTCTGCCTTTTTAGGGGGTTTTGAGGAGTTTGTCCTCTCCAGGGGACACGCCCCTTTCCCCACCCGCCTCGGTAGAAAGGTGGAAGGTGGGTTGAGAGGGGTAAGTGTAAGGGGGAGAAGGACTTGGGTGTTCTACAAGGCCCGTAGAAAGCCGTAGAAAGGTGGTCTAGCGATGGCGCTGGTGGCTGTCGTGTCGCTGACCTACTGGACACCGACGTGGTCGGCGTGGTTGTTCGAGCGCATCTACCGGTGCGAGTTCGATTGGAGGTGAGCTGTGGGGATGAAGGGACCGGGACTGAAGGAGTTGGTGAAGAAGGGGGAGGTGACCCCCGATGTGGAAGGGAGGATTGAGAGGTGGCTGACGAACAGGAAGTCAAGCTGACGTTCGACCATGTCAGGACGTACCTGCTGATGGTCGAGGCGGTGGCGAAGGGGGAGGCCGTGGGGGCTGCGGAGGTGAGGGCGTTGCCGAGGGAGGACTGGAAGGTGACGATCAACTCGCTCCTGCGGCACAGGCAGTTGGCGTCGGAGTGGCAGCACGTGAAAGCGTGGGCGACGGCCGACTTGACGGTGGTCAGCTAGGCGAGGCCGCGTTGGCTGAGCCTTATTCATGCCCCTGAGGGGGCGAAGGGAGGACCAGAGAGATGGTCAAGGTGTCGGGACTGAGGATCGGTGAGCTGGAGGTGACGATCGAGGGGACGGAAGGGCTGACCCTGCTGCAGGTCCTGGCGGAAGCGGGCATCCGTCAGGAGGGTGCCCAGTTCGTCATCAATGGGCGTCCGACTACGGACCTCAACGCCGCGATCGTGGACGGCGATGAGATCGAGGTGGCGGATCGTCCGAAGGCGGGCCGGTAGGCCCAGGGAGGGCGGCAAGATGGCGGCCTTGACTGGCGAGGCCGTCCGTCGAGCGGCGGAGGAGGGTAGCGAACCGTTCGCTACCCTCCTCGATTCCCGGGCCAGGGAGCTGGGCGGGAGGATTGTGCAGGTCGACCTCGACATGACGAGGACGACGAGGATGCACGTCGCTACTCTGCGGAAGGCGGTCGGGGAAGGGGAGTGGTCGGAGCATTCCGCAACGAAGGAGATCAAGGAGCTGCTGCTCAACAGGCGCGTCGTGCCCATGGGGGAAGTGAGGGTGGGGGCGCTGGATGAGCGGGCCGGAGGGACGGCGGACCTCCCTGAGTACGTGTTGCCTGGGGGGTTGAGGACGGCGACCGGCCCGGGGTGGACGACGGTGAAGGGAGAGGAGGAGAGGGAAGAAGGGAAGGAGAGGAGGACGGGAGAGGGGGCCGGGTGGGTGGTGGTGTTCCCCGTGGAGTACGGGGTGTGGGAGCCGCTCACGATGGTGATCGAGGGGGCGGAGGTGAACTGGCACATCCCGTGGCGGTACACGGATGCGATGAATGTGAGGGGGATGAGGAACGGGCTGCAGCCAAGAGAGATGACGAGCGGGGCGGTGTTCATGAGCAAGCCCGGCTGGTATTTCGGGACGATGCTGCCGAAGGGGGTGGCACCGAGGGCGACCAGGGTGGGCGAGTGGCCGTCGTACTTGTCGCCGGGGCTGGCGACGCTGGCCGGGACGGTGAGTACGTGGCAGTCGACGCTGACGTCGGTCTTCAGGGATCCGTACAGCGGGAGGGCCGTTGAGAGAAGGGAGTTGGTGGCCGAGGCGGGGGCGGCCTTCTTCGAGGGGATCTTCGAGAAGCTGGCAGAGTGGGGAGCGGTGAGGGAGCACCCGTATGAGGACCTGTGGGCGGCAGAGCCGCGGGGGTGGAGGGATGCGGGGCCGGTGG